GAGGAACTTTTGTGATGAATGAGGGACACGCTTTATTTTTGTTAATGATATGTGGAGTGGTGGCAACATTAGCACTTAACATGGTGGTACAAGGATTTATTGGATGAAAAAAAGAATTAAAGGTCAGCTAACAAAAGAGAAGAAAAAGGCAAGAGATTATTTTCAAGATCTTTTAGTGGCGGTAATAGTAATTTTTATTGTGGGCGGTATGCTCTTGTATGCTCACTTTGATATTGTATCCATAGTGGAGGGATAAAATGGAAGAAGAAATAATAGTAGACGATTACTTTGATGATATGGTAGATGATTCGGAGTTAGATAGACTTAAATCTATATCAGATGAATTAAAAAAGGAGTTAGAAGAATGATACTTGAAACAGCGTTGATGTGTATGGCTTTCAATATCTACCATGAAGCAAACAATCAGTCTATGCTTGGACAGTTGGCAGTCGGTCAAGTAGTCATGAATAGAGTAGCGGATGATCGTTTTCCTGACACAGTATGCGAGGTAGTCAAACAAGCGGTGACGTATAAAGGTACAAACAAACCAGTTATACACAAATGTCAGTTCTCTTGGTACTGCGATGGTAAAAAGGACGAGCCAAACTACAATAGCAAATCGTGGTCAAAAGCATTGAAGTATGCAGTAATAGTGTTGGGCGGTGATATAACGCTTGATGTTACAAGTGGTGCGACTCATTATCATGCAACGTATGTACGTCCTGCATGGGCAAAGACAAAGACCCGAACCACTAGGATTGACCGACATATATTCTACAGATGGGAAAAATAAACTTTACTTTAGGAGACTTTTATGAGACTATTAGCAGGATTATTACTTGATGGAGTGGCGGTATTTGTAATGATATGGGTGTGTATTCATGTATTCTAATATAAAACAGATAAAGACAGTTGGGGATATGGTGCAGTATTATCTGCACAGCCCCCAGTTTTTGGCTCTCAGACCGCGTTCACAGAAGGATTACGAGTATACCCTCACAAAAGCGTTACAGACCTCTGTGAGCCTTTCTAAGCGGTTTGAGAGCATACGGATTTCAAAGGTATCAGTAGCAGATTGTAAGATTATTTATCAAGAGTGGTTGCAGAGAGGTAAAAGAATGGCAAACAATACAGCAACTATACTTTCTGTGGTGTTTAATATGGCAGAGGAGTTGGAACTTCTGGCAAGCAACCCTATGAGAAGGGTAAAGAAGGCAAAACAAGATGTAAGGCGAGTGATGTGGTCACGCGATCAGGTAAAATTATTCCTTGACACAGCATATGGCGAGTACAAGTGGCGCAGTATAGGTCTTATTGTACATATGGCTTACGAATTTGCTCAAAGGGTCGGTGATATGCGCCTTTTAGAGTGGAAAAGCGTTGACTTTGATGGTGCAAGGCTTGATTTGGTGCAGTCTAAGCGTAGAGCAGAGGTACATATCCCCATAAACCCTAAGTTATTGGCTATGTTACGGACACAGCATGACGATTTTGGATTTCAAGACTATGTTGCACCTAATATAAGACCTATCAATGGACATCACAAGCCGTACAATGAGTTTGATATATCTATTCTGGTCAATGAGGTCAAAGCACAAGCTAACCTACCCAAAGAGTTGACTGCTATGGATATGCGTAGGACAGCTATTACAGAGATGGTTGAAGCAGGTGTGGACACCACTCAAATTATGTCTGTGTCTGGACACAACTCACCGCAGTCAATGCGTCCTTACATCAAGCATACATTTAGGTCAGCTAACAACGCTTTAGCTAGAAGGGAGTCATACAAAGATGAAGTTTCTTGAGGAGCTAGACTTAGAAGAGGGTAAGACGTTGACTATCGACTGCCCTGTTTGTAAAGGCAAGAAAAAATTCACAGCGACTAGGGTGGATGATATGATATTGTACAACTGTTATAGAAATAGCTGTACTGTAAAAGGTGTAAAGAAAGTTGGTAGAACTGTAGAAGGTATTAGGAAGAAGATGAATGGACAATCTGTAGTGAAAAGAGTATCAGAGTTCGCAGTACCTGAGTATTTCTCTAATGACCTAATAGATTGTGATGAATTTATTATGCAATGGCGGTTAGAAAATATACAGTTATTTCATGATGTTAAAAACGATAGGGTCGTATTCCCTATTATGAGTAGAGGTAAGATTATTGACGCTATAGGTAGATCTTTAAATCCTAAGTCCCTTCCTAAATGGTATAAGTATGGTAACAACATGTCGTACTATGCTTATAGGGGGGATGGTGTAGACAGAAAGGTAGCAGTAGTGGTAGAAGATGTTTTATCCGCTATAGCTGTGGGCAGTCACTTTCCAGTTATAGGGTTTGGTTTGTTAGGTACAGCACTACAGCAGGAGCATTTATATATTCTTTCTAGGTTCGATAGGGTCGTAGTCGCCCTTGATCCTGATGCGTCCAAGAAGTCTTTGGAACACGCAAAGGAGCTAAGTAACTACGTAGAAGAAACAAAGGTTTTAAGATTAGTAGACGATCTAAAGTATAAAAACCTTGAAGATTTTAACAAACTAAAGGAGCTATTAGATGGTTAAACATTGTATGGACTGTGGAGTAGAGCTAGACCCTGCTAAAAACTGGTACAAATCGTATCATCGTGCTAGTCATTATAGGTGTAAGAAGTGTGGTACTGTTAATCAAAGACAATTCAGTCGTAAAAACTGTGCTAAAAACAATAAACTACAAATGTACGTTAATGGTAAGTACATATCCATAAAACATCCCTTGCACAAACCGGGGAAATACAAAACTTTTAACGATGCCGCTTTTTCTTCCTTGATTAATTATGTGAAGTGTGTTAAGGGTGAGGTATATATTGTTAGTAACCCTGCATGGAAGGACTGGTACAAGATAGGTAAGGCTGTCGATTCTACGGATAGATGCACCTCGTATCAAACAAGCAGTCCTCATAGAGACTACAAGTTGGTATCAAGTATTAGTGTATCTAATAGAGGTATTGGAGAGAAGATAGCACATACTTTGGCAGAGGGTATGAGTAGGGAGAGAAGTAACGAGTGGTTTCGTATAGAGAATCTAGAGAAAGAGGACTTTGACAAGTTCTTAAGTTTGGTAAAGTCACTTACAGAGGAGAAGATAAATGGTGGAGTTAGCACTAATAAGAAGTCTGCTAGATAAAGACTTCTACGGAGATCACAAGGGTACACGTTGCCCTGATGAATTGTTTAGTAAAGATATACGTAAGATAAAGAAGACAGTGGACTTTGCCATGCAGAACTATGGTAAGGACAGCATCACTGTTCGTGAGTTAGAGAGTTTATTCTTTGCCCACAACAGCACACTTACGACATCCTCTAAGCAAGTATTCAAAGAGTTGTTTTCTAAATTAGAGAGAGAGCAAGCTATGGATAAGGAGATAGCTAAGGATGTGCTGTCTAAGTTGTTTCAGCAATTCGTGGGAGAGAAGATAGCCAATATAGGGTTTGACTATGTTAATGGTGAAGGTGCTACGCTTGAGCCACTGCGTAAGATCATAAGCGATCATCAAGACAACTTCCTTCCCAACTTCAAGATAGACTGGGATGACATTAGTTTTGACAACATACTAGAGCAAGCTAATCAAAAGTCTAAGTGGAAGTTTAATATACCCTCTCTTGCTAAGAGACTGCAGGGCATAAGCGGTGGTCAGCTTATCATAGTGGGTGCAAGACCTAACACTGGTAAGACAAGCTTTCACGCTAGTATCATTGCATCAAGAGGTGGCTTTATAGATCAAGGTGCTAAGTGTAGGGTCTTGTGTAATGAAGAACCGTACTATAGGGTCGCCTCTCGTTACCTCTGTAATAGAGCAGAGCTATCTCTTGCAGAGATTGGTAGTGGTAGAGCTAATCATGCTTTAGCTATGGAGCGATACAATAGGATCAGGAACAACGTAAAGATCAAGGATGTTACTGGTAAGAAGATGGATTGGGTTGAGAACATGATTAAAGTAGAAAGACCCGACATTGTAGTGTTAGATATGGGGGACAAGTTTGCTAATAGAACTGGAGAAAGGATGGACTTGTACCTAAAAGAGGCTGCAATTCACGCGAGAAACATCGCAAAAGAGTACGACTGTGCTATAATCTGGATGTCTCAGCTATCTGCTGAGGCAGAAGGTAAGGTCAATGTAGATCAATCTATGCTTGAGGGCAGTAAGACTGGTAAGGCAGCAGAAGCGGATTTGATGTTGTTACTTAGTAAGAATCCAAGTGTAGAGGGTCAAGAGGAGAATGATACACAGCGACACATCATTATAGCAAAGAACAAGATAAACGGATGGCATGGAAAGATCCATGTTGAGTTAGATGTAGAGAGAGGTAGATATACTGCATGAAGATTATACTAGACGTAGAGAACACAACGACAAAGAGGGATGGCAAGCTACACCTTGACCCTTTTGAACCTGACAATTCTTTGACACTTGTGGGTGTGCAGGACTGGATGGAAGACGAGTCAAGTGTTTTTGTGTTTGACCATAAAGAAAGAGTCATAACGGACGATGATGCAGACAAAAGATTACAAAGAGTACTTGACAACACCACTTTACTTATAGGTCACAACCTACAATACGACTTACAATGGCTCTGGGAGTGTGGTTTTAAGTATGATGGTGAGATATTTGACACTATGCTAGGTGCTTACATACTACAGAAGGGTCAGAAAGGCTCTGTTAGCCTTGAAAACTGTGCTGATAGGTACAATTTAGAGATGAAGAAGTCGGATACACTAAAAGATTACTTTAGAAGAGGCTTTCAGACAAACGAAATACCTCTTGACGAGCTATCTGAGTACTTACGGCAGGATTTGGCGGTGACTAAGCAGTTGTACTGGAAGTTGATGGAGGAATATGACAAGGTTGAGTCAAAATCTCTTGTTACAGTGCGTGATGTGACCAACAAAGTGTGCAAGGCTCTTACAAAGATGTACATGAGAGGGATAGCCATAGACAGAAAGGCACTGGCAGAGGTTAAGCGAGACTTTGTTCAAGAGCTAAATGATATAGAGACTAGACTGCAGGAGCATGTCAAGCGACTGATGGGGGACACACCTATCAACCTCAACTCACCCGAACAAGTCAGTCAGGTTATCTTTTCTAGGATTGTCAAGAACAAAAGAGAGTGGGTGTTGGCTTTCGAAAATGTTATTGACAAAGATGACTTTCGCAAAACAGTCAAAGAAAACAGTAACTTAATGGTGAAAACTAAAGCAAGTATATGTGATGCGTGTAATGGTAAGGGTAAAGTATTTAAGACAAAGAAGGACGGAACACCATTTCTCAAGCCCAATCGTTGCCCCGAATGTGACACCAGAGGGTACAAACTTGCCAAGTCAAATCAAATGGCAGGGCTAGGTTTCTTCCCTTTGTCAAAAGACTGGGTTAGTTTCAATGGTTTTTCCACTAGTAAAGGCAACCTAGAGACATTAATAAACATAGCTAAGTCAAAGGGCATGACAGTTGCAGAGAACTTTTTGACGGATCTCAAGAGGCAGAGTGCGGTGTCTAGTTATCTATCCTCTTTTGTTGAGGGTATAGAGGCATACACAAAGCTAGATGGTAGGTTACATGTCTCCCTAACTCAGCATGTCACAGCCACAGGACGTTTCAGTGGACGCAATCCTAATATGCAGAATATGCCTAGAGGTGGTACGTTTCCTGTTAAGAAGGTGTTTGTCTCACGTTGGAACAATAATGAATTTGGTATGCAGGGTAAGATACTTGAGGCAGACTTTGCACAGCTAGAGTTTAGAGTTGCAGCATATTTGTCACAAGACAAAGTTGCTATGGAAGAGGTTAGCACTGGCTTTGATGTCCACTCGTACACCGCAAAGGTCATATCTGACGCAGGACAGAAGACAAGCAGACAAGATGCTAAGGCACATACGTTTGCTCCGCTGTACGGTGCTACTGGTTTTGGTAGGACTAAAGCTGAGGCAGAGTATTACACGCACTTCATGAGCAAGTATAAAGGAATAGCCAACTGGCACAAACGTCTAGGGCATCAAGCGTTGAATGATGGGTATGTGATGATACCCTCTGGCAGACAGTATGCTTTCCCCGATGTTGAGCGTAGAGCTAGTGGTTTACCCACACACTTTACTATGATAAAGAATTATCCAGTGCAGGGATTTGCTACTGGGGATATCGTCCCCATAGTATTTCTGGAGATAGACAAGAAGCTAGAAGATATGCAGTCTTGTCTTGTCAATACGGTGCATGACTCCGTTGTTATTGACGTACACCCTGCAGAAGAAGAGCAGGTTATTAAGATCATAAAAGATGTAAATGATAACCTAATTAGCATCATAAAAGACTACTATGATGTTACTATAAATGTACCAATGGTGCTTGAAGCTAAGATAGGAAATAATTGGCTTGACACCAAGGACGTTGTGTAGTATAGTCAACTGATTCGTTTTAAGGAGTTTATAAAAAACATGGAAAATAATTTATCAATTATCGGAACAAAAGAAAACCTTGCAGACATCATGGGCATGTCCAACACTGTTCCATCATCTCGCTCTGCTCTCGCAGAGATAAAGCAGGTACACCAAAACATTATGGGTACTAAAGAAGTTGATGGGGAAAAGATGGAAGTGGCTGTGATAAAAGCAGGGTCTTATTCGGTCAAGTTCCCTGACGAGACTGTGTATTACAGTGACAAGATAACCATTAGAACCTTTATGCAGAGGTTTCAGTGGGAAAGGTGGGATGATACCTTTACCAGACCTGACGGTGGCTCTGGAAGGATGCTCCGATCTGTCATGGGTAAGTCTCTCAGTGTGGACTTAAAGGATAACTATGGAGGCTTCAACTGCGGTAGACCTTCTGGTTATGTCAAAGACTTTTCGTCTTTGCCACAAGAAACGCAGGACATCATGAAAGGTACTAAACGGTACAGAATAGTGTTTGGACTGTGTACACTTGACAACGCTAAAGATGTTAGCGGTAAAACTGTTGATGTTAAAGAGTTCCCTTTCTTTATGCGTATTAAGAATCGGGATAGCATTAAAGCTATGACTGACATCTTTAATACGATACAACGGAATAACCGCTTTCCTATTCAGCACAATCTTAGTTTGTCTAGCGAATTAAAGAGTATACCTAGTGGTGCGACATACGCTGTCGTAAAGGCTTCTCTAGGTAGTGAAGTAGAGATTACTGCTGACGATCAAGAAACGCTGAATAGCTTTGTCGAGTGGGTTGAATCTATGAACTCAATCACTCTTTCTAAATGGGAAGAGAACAGAAGACCAGAGGAATTGTCTGAGGCTGACGAGGATATTGTGTCTTCTATTGTTGAGATTGAGGAAGAGTAGATGAACCATCCTGCAGAGTTGGCGATACACGAGTTTCTACAAAAGGTTTCTCTTGGTAAAGCCAAGATGAACAAGGCTAACCTCCACCACATAGCCAAAGATGTAGAGGACGCTCTGTCTCGCCAATTCTCAGGGGATAAGCGCAAGTTTAAACTTCGTATGTCTAATCTTGGACGTAAGAAGTGTCAGCTTTGGTTCGAAAAGAACCACCCTGAGAAAAGACAACCTGACTCCCCTTACTTTCTAATCAATATGATATTAGGAGATATTGTTGAGGCGGTATTCAAGGGGCTTCTTAGAGCTTCTAAAGTTAAGTTTGAAGACAGTAAGAAGGTCGTATTAAAAACAAAGAAGAAAGATATTGAGGGAAGTTATGACTTAGTTCTTAATGACAAAGTAGATGACGTTAAGTCTACATCGCCTTGGTCTTACGAAAACAAGTTTGTAGATTTCAACACATTAAAGAGTAAAGATAGCTTTGGTTACGTTGCACAGTTAGCAGGATATGCCAAGGCTAGGGGAGTGAAAGCAGGAGGTTGGTGGGCAGTTAATAAAGCCAACGGAAACTTCAAGTATGTAGATGCAGACGATCTCAACATGGATGAAGAGCTTAGAAAGATAGATGATACTATAGCCTACATTGAAGACGATGAACCTTTCGAAAGATGTTATGAGCCAGTAGAGGAAACATACTACGGTAAACTCAGTGGCAATACAAAGTTAGGTATAGAGTGTAGCTTATGCTCTTTTAGGGATGCTTGTTGGACAGACTTAAAAGTCCTACCATCTAAAGTTTCTAGGTCTGCAAATCCTCCCTTGATTAATTATGTAAAGGTTGCAAATGGCGAAACTAAAGTTAAAGAGCAAGTTCGAATATGATGTAGCTAAATGGCTAAGGTCAGTAAAGCAAAAGGTTAGATATGAAGAGATCAGAATTAAATACGCTGTTATGCGACATAGATACTACAAGCCTGACTTTATTCTTAACAATGGTATTATTATTGAAGCGAAAGGATGGTTGCGTCCAAGTGATAGAACAAAACATTTACTAATAAAAGCACAGTATCCTGATCTAGACATAAGGTTTTTGTTTCAAAACGCAAACAATCTTTTAAGAAAGGGATCTAAGACACGGTACTCTGATTGGTGTACTAAACATGGCTTTCTATATGCACATCAAGAGATACCAAAAGAATGGTTGACAGAACGTAAAAAGAGGATAAAACTATAGTCTCATGAAAAAATATATTAACAAAAATGACTATGCTCTAATTGTGCAACTAGATACAGACGATCATGGTAGGGCAACTGGTGAGAGTGTCTTTAGCTTATCATTTAATGATGACAATAAGTGGGACAAAGTAACGCACGATGGTGTCATTGATATGTTGACAGTTATGATGGAAGTTGTTAGAATGATGGAGATAGATCCAGAGTTCAGAGATGTGATGTCTAGCTTCTTAAGAAAGCACACACCGAAAGTTCCTAAGCTTGAGATCGTTGAAAGCAAAGACAATGTTATTAAACTAGATTGGAGCAACAAAGATGACAGATAAGATACATAATCCACCACACTACAACAAAGGCGGTATGGAGTGCATCGACTATATACGGCAACAATTAGGAGAAAACTTTAAGTACTACTGTGAAGGTAATGTACACAAGTATATACATAGATACGGTTACAAAGGACAACCAATTGAAGACTTAATGAAAGGTAAGCAGTACTTGGAGTGGCTTATAGAAGAGATAGACAAATGAAGTTCACAGTGAATATGACATTAGTAGTAGACGAGGAAGAGAATATATTACCTGTCAACTACGACAATAGAGAAGGTGATGAACAATCATTAAAAGATATCTTGACAGATTATTTTTTTGACATAGATGGTATAACATTAGAGGGAGTGAAAGTAAAAAAACATGAATGATTATCAAAAATTTATAGCAGTATCTAGGTACGCAAGGTGGATGGATGACGCAGGACGCAGAGAAACGTGGGAAGAAACAGTTAGTCGATACGTAGATTACATAACAGAGAAAGTAAAAGGGCAGTTACCTAAAGCAGAGATGTTCGATGCTATACATAATCTAGAGGTTATGCCTTCTATGAGAGCGTTAATGACAGCAGGGTCAGCGTTAGAAAGAGACAACACTGCAGGATACAACTGTAGTTACTTACCCATAGATGACCCGAAAGCTTTTGACGAGGCTATGTATATATTATTATGTGGTACTGGTGTTGGCTTCTCTGTCGAAAGACAGTATGTAAATCAACTACCTGAGATACCTCAGAGTATTGAAGATGTATCTACTATAATAGATGTGCAAGACAGCAAAGAAGGATGGGCGAAGGCGTTACGTAAGCTAATAGGACATCTGTATATGGGAGAATCACCTAGTTGGGACACAT